AAGGCCAATCCGTAATTATTACTGGCTGCGGAGCTCCTTTCAATGGCACTCACACAGTAACCGATGACGAAATTTCAGATTATGTATTTACAGTCGCAATCACCAATGCAGACATATTGGAAAAAAATATCATCCCAGCAGGAAACGCTGCGCTATCTGGATTATCGACCTATGTCGGAAACCCCAATGCTGAAGCTGCTATTCTGGCTATCTCCGTTGAAATCTTTCAATCCAGAACCGCCGCTGGTGGATCAATCGAAGGCGTAGATTTTGCAGTAACTCCTTACCGCCTATCTAAGAATTTACTCGCCAAAGTAACTGGCTTACTTGGCCCTTATCTTGATGTTGAAACTATGGTGGGCTAATGCCTGCATCAACAATTGCTACAGATGTTAGAGGCGCTATTAAGACCGCCTTGGTTGGCTGCACCGCTAATATTTATGACTCAGTTCCAGAAGCGCCAATAGTCCCAGCAATTGTAGTTATTCCAGACTCGCCCTATATGGAGCTTGAAGTCTTAGGCAAATCAACTACTCGCGTCAAATTAAATTACACCATAACTGCTTGCGTTGCGTATTTCAGCAACGCCGCTGCTCTGGACAATTTAGAGCAATTAATTATCAGTATTCTTGGAGCGCTAAACGCTTCCAAGTATGAGTTATCGATAGTCGAAAGACCTTCAGTAACTGAAGTTGGAACTACAACCCTGCTAGTTTCAGATATTCGCTTGAGCGTCCGCTACGAGCAAACCGCATAGGAGACCCAAATGCCAACAACAGTAATAACTGGGCGCGATGTGACATTCACACTCGATGCAGCATCGTATGACGCCCAGACAACTAGCGCAGTCCTAAGCTGCGACACAATTATCGAGACCTATCAAACCCTTGATGGTCGCGCTTATAAGTCCGTAGATAAGCAATGGACTTTTACACTTGAGCTACTTCAAGATTGGGGAGCTGCAAGCTCTTTATTTGAAGCGATGTGGGCTGATGCAGAATCTGCACCTAACACCACACTTGCAGTTTCATTTACAGCAGTAACTGGCGCAGTATTTGCTTTCAATGTATTGCCAATCTTCCCAACTGCTGGTGGAGCTGCTCCTGGAGCACTTACCGACACTTGGACGATGACAGTAATTGGAACACCAACAGAGACCTTCAGCTAAGAGATCGGAGCATCGGGAGCTATGAAAATATCAATCACAATTAAATATAACTCTGGCGAATCAGTTACTTATCAGGCTGGCTTACCAGAATGGGCTAAGTGGGAACGCAAAACTGGTAAGTCGATTTATTCAATGAAGGATATATCGGCGTATCAGCAAGCGGACTTCTTAGATCTTGCTTACTTTGCGTATAAGCGCGAAGCAGCTGGAAAGCCAACCAAACCTCAAGAGATTTGGGAGCTAACAGTTGAAGAGATGACGATTGGAGATGAAAGCCCAAAAGTTACGAGCCCGGAAGCATCAACCGACTAATAGTCGAGATAGCGATAGCAACTGGGATACCGATGACTTACTGGACAGACATCGACCAAGTCCTAACGGCGATAGAGATATTAAAGGAGCGTAACGGTGGCAGATGAGTTACCAATCAGTTACGACAAGCGCGAACTCCGCTCAATCATTACCGCTTTCAAAGCGATGGATGATGAAGCCGTTAGCCAAGCTAAACAAGAATCTAGCGCGCTGGCTACTTATGCAGCAAATGAAATCAAAGCCTATGCACTCACAAGGACTTTTGGTCAAGAAGCAGTTAGAAGAATTGCAACAGGCGTTAAAGTCTCGGCCAGCTCCAAAATCGGCGAGTTCTCTTACGGCTTTGCAAGTCAGCGCTTTTCTGGTGGCGGTAGCACACAAAAACTCTGGGCAGGTTATGAATTTGGATCTAATCGCTTGCGTCAGTTCCCGAGAAGAACACCAAGCAAAGGTCGCGGAAACGCTGGCTACTTTATCTACCCAACCCTTCGTAAGATTCAGCCTGAATTGATTAAAAAATGGCAAGAAGCATTCTCCAAGATATTGAAAGAGTGGGATAAGTAATGGCTGGCAGTAGAACACTTAAACTCTCGATTCTTGCTGATGTCGCTGACCTCAAGAAAAATCTTGATACTGGCTCTAAAGAAGTTGAAGGCTTTGGCGGTAAGTTAGAGAAGTTCGGCAAAGTCGCAGCAGCAGCCTTTGCAGCGGCAGCGGCAGCAGCAGCGGCTTATGCAGTCAAGTTAGCCGTTGATGGCGTTAAGGCAGCTATTGAAGATGAGGCTGCTCAGCTTCGTTTAGCCAATGCTCTCAAGAATGTTACTGCCGCTACTGACGCCCAGATTTCAGCAGTTGAGGAGCAGATACTTAAAACCTCTTTGGCTACTGGCGTTGCTGATGACCAGTTGCGTCCAGCGCTTCAGCGCCTAGCAACTGCCACAGGATCAGTAACTAAGTCTCAAGATTTATTAAACCTAGCCTTAGATATTTCAGCCGCTACTGGCAAAAGTGTTGAAACAGTATCTAATGCTCTAGGTAAAGCTTACGAAGGCAATACAAGCTCTCTAAGCCGTCTAGGTGTTGGCTTATCAACTGCCGAAATTAAGACTCTTGGATTAGAAGGCACAGTCAAGCAATTGGCAAATACTTTTGGCGGAGCTGCTACAGTCCAAGCTAATACTTTTGAAGGGCAAATCGCAAGACTTAAAGTGGGTTTTGATGAGGCCAAAGAATCAGTAGGAGCTGCTTTATTGCCTACCCTACAAAGGTTATTAGATTATTTTATTAACACAGTTATCCCTAAGTTTATAGAATTCAAGGATGCAGCACTTAAACCAGTTACGGATGCTATTGCAAGAAATAAAGAGTCATTAACTATTCTTTATAATTTTATTAAAGACTTCGTAGTTCCGGTATTAATTAATAACCTTGGCGGAGCACTTAGCTTTATCGGCAAAGTTGCTGGTGGTATCTTGGATGTTATTGGCGCAGTAGTTAATGGAATTAAGAGCGCAGTTAATTTCGCCATTGATGCAATAAATGTTCTTATTCGCGCCTATAATGCCGTCCCACTTCTGCCTAATGTATCTACTATTTCCAAGCCATCATTCTCAGCCCCCAGCACTCCTAGCAGCTCAACACTTCCAAAGATTGCTACTGCTCCAAGCCCAAGCATCGCAGCAGCTCCTAAGCCATCTACTACTCCAAGCGCTCCATCAGCTACTACTCCTAGCGCCCCCTCAACGCTAGTGCCAAGCGGTAATGCAATTCCATCTGGATTTAATGTTGCTGCCGTCAGAGCTGGAGAAGAACGCGGCAATGTTATAGTCAATGTAAATGCTCCATCAGCTATCGATGAAGAAGGATTTACCAGAGCAGTCATATTGGCGCTCAATAACTCAACTAATCGCGGAACTACTGGCGCTGGCGATCTAAGGACTTCGGCTCAAATCCTATGACGCTTTGGACTCCCGATTGGAAGATTCTAGTCAATGGCAGCGAATTAACCTCGGTTACTTTAAGCAACCTAACTATTACCTCTGGCCGTCAGGATATTAACTCACCTACTCCAGCAGGGTATTGCTCGCTAGAAGTAATAAATACCGATGGCACTAATTATGATTTTAGTATTAACACCGCAGTAACTATTGAAGTCAAAGATACTACTGGCGCTTATGTTTCTATTTTTGGCGGTCGCATTTCAGACTTAAGGCAAATCGTCAGAAGCGCAGGATCTAGCGCGGTAATTACTAGCCTTAGAATTACGGCTATTGGAGCTTTGGCTAGAACGCAAAGAGCAATATTTAATGGCAATTTAGCAGAAGGTTTAGACGGCGCGCAGATTAGCGACTTACTAGATGAGCTATTGCTATCGAGTTGGAATGAATTGCCACCAGCGGAAACTTGGGCAACTTACAATGCGACAGAGACTTGGGCTCAAGCTGGAAATATTGGCTTTGGGACAATTGACGCTGGCGAATATACGATGGTAAGCCGCCAGATTAGCGATAGCATTATTTACCCAATCATCAATCAAATCGCTAGCTCGGCTCTTGGTTATATGTATGAAGATGCCAACGGAAATATTAACTATGCTGATGCCAGCCATCGCCAAGATTATCTGATAGCCAATGGCTACACAGACTTAGACGCTTCTCACGCCATCGCTTCTGGCATTGGCGTAATCCAGCGCCAAGGGGATTTAAGCAATAAAATAATTATGGACTATGGCAACAATTTTAATAGCTCCTATACTGCTCAGGATTTAGACTCTCAAGCCGAATATGGCCTATTTGCCGAGCAATTTAATAGCTATCTAAAGAACGCGGCTGATGTCGAGGATGTAGCAGATCGTTTAATTGGTCTAAGAGCTTGGCCTCGAAATACCTTTCAATCGATTAGCTTTGCCTTGCAATCGCCAGAAATTGATGACGCTGATAGAAACGCCCTATTGAATATATTTATGGGTATGCCAGTCAGAATTACCAATCTGCCTCTCAATATCCTAGGTGGCGAATTTACTGGCTTTGTCGAAGGCTGGACTTTCAGCGCTTCGGTCTCAGGCTTATCAATCACCTTCTTAGCTACCCCAACAGAGTTCTCGGCTTTTGCCCAACAATGGGCTCAAGTCAATGCAGCTGAAAGCTGGAATAGTGTTCTTAATACGCTAGAATGGCAAGACGCGATAGGAGTTATTAGTTAATGGCCAATACAACGAATTACAACTGGGAAACGCCAGATGATACAGATTTAGTTAAGGATGGCGCAGCTGCCATTAGAACCCTTGGCAATTCAGTCGATACAACTACTAAGGCGCTAAATCCTGAAACAACGCTTGGAGATATTGCTTATCGCTCAGCGACCAGCAACACAAACACTAGATTAGCTATTGGCTCAGCAGGGCAAGTTTTAACAGTCGCAGCTGGAGTTCCAAGCT